CATCTTTAACCTTTTCAGCATTAAGATCAACTAGTGATTTATTTAAAGAGGATACCTTAATAGTAGCAACAGGTGATTTCCTTGAAGTTGAAACTTCTTGGATTAACCCAGCAGTAACATCATAAGTTTCAATTCTACCATCTGCATGTGTTACTTCTAATCCTACTATTAATACATGATTTTGCCAGTTAGTATTAGATCCGCCTTTAGTGGGGGAGAAAATAGCTTTATGGCCATTTGTTGTTTTAAAAGTCCTATCAACAAATCTATCAAATAATCTACCTTGATCCCTACCCGATCTTTTAATACGTATCTTTGAATCGGGGCTAGCTTGACCGTAAGCTGGGGGCGAAGCCGGTGGGGGTGATGCTGGTGATGCTGGAGGTGCGCCTGCCATTAATTTTTAACCTTTATGGTTGATAAGGAAACTGTAAAGCTTCCTTTCAAAGTTTCCATCTGCTGTTTTAAAGTACCTATATCTTGTAAGACGTTGGGACCATCAACTTCAAATCTATCTGAAAAGTCAACTTTAGCTGGGCCTCTTGGTACATCAAATTTCATACTATGTAAATTAGCAATCCTAGACGCAGTAGCCTGGCTTGCATCACTTGATAGTTGAGCCATATAAATCTTGCCTTGAAAATGGTTACGAAAAACGGGATCTCCTGATCCTTTGTCAGCTGTCCAAGTTCCATTCGAATCATTAATACTACAACCTATAAAAGCATTAGTATTTGAACTATGTGCAGTAGTCATTGGTGATCCTACTGTACTACTAACTGGATATTTTTTACCATCAACATAAAACCCCGTATAATTAGCAGCATTAGTCGTATCCCCGAATGGGTCAACTTCCCTATCAAAATTAACTGCTACATGATGAAACCCACCTGGGTTAGTAACTCCGTCAGGGTATAAAGCTGCTCCTGCTGCGGTTGATTTATAACTCATCAAAGAGTTCCCATCTGAAGCTAACCATTTAAATATTAATACAGGGGAGCCTGAATCATTTTGAACCGAAAATTTTAAAACCCTATCAAAGTTATTAGTGTCTTGAGTGTTGTGCATATATAACATATCGTTATGGGCAGAAGCCACAGATATTGCATTAAAATGGGCCCACATGTCAAAAAATATTTTACCATTAAAAGTGTTACCTGAAGAAAGGGTTGGGTGAGCATTAACTTGGTTTGCTCTGATAAAGTTAACAAAATCATTACTTGCGGTATACCCTCCTCCATTACCTACCATCAAAAACAAGTCTGATGAGGGTGTTGCTAATTGGTCGTTATTACTAAGGTTAAATCTTACAAAAGTACCTATTCCGTCTTTACCTCTTCTCATACCCGCCATTGTTAAATCATTAGTTCCACGATGCCTACAATTAAAAGCTATATTACCTTCAATCTCATTAAACTTCCAGTGTCCCGCATTCGCATATCCAGCAGCAGTATCTACTGCAAAATCTGCAGAACCCGAATTAGTTGACCATAAGCCATTATATTCTTCCCCTGTTACATAGTCAGTTCCATCATCTTTAATATATAATTTAGGAGTAATTCCTGTTATTTTTGTGGAATCGCCTTTTTTTGCCATGTTTAGTCCGTTTCAATAAATTTGAAAGATAATGAGAATCTTGTTAAATCCCAAAAGCTCTTTCTTACGTTAGATATTTCTAGTTCACCCACTAGACAATCTGGTACTTCTGGCAAGTGGGGATGTAATGTTAATTTATGCCCCAGATCCTGCCATCTTAACAGACCTTGAAATTTTTGATAATCAGCCTGTTTAAGATATAAAAAATCACAACTTATTGTGTGTAAATACTTTTGATTGGTTCCTGTAGTATCTAAGGTCTTACGAGAACCGTCTGATAGTTTAAGTGCAACAGGCTTATTAGTTCTATGCCTATCTACTTTTAGTGTTCCTTGCTCAGGGTGTTGAGCTAATTCACAATATCCTTTACCAGTAGCGCCTTCAATATCACCTTGGTGTTCTAACCACATATTATCAATAAAAGTCATCATGTCAGTACCTTCATATCTAGTTGAAGCTTCTGAGCTGGCTATATCTGCAACTTGTACTACTCCGATTGCTTGATAATTTTTTGAGCCCGCAATATCTACGTTTGGATTTTCAACATAAGCACTTACCATTTCTGTAGTCCAACTATTGACATCCCTTTTAGCAGCAACTGAGCCATCTAATAATGAATTAGTAGACATATAATAATCAGTATAAGTATTATCATTATGTGTAGCACTTCTAATTCCTGAACTCCATTGAAAGAAAGCATAACTATAAGAACTATTTTGAACTGAATTTGATTCATCAGTCATATTACCCCGATAGGTAATTCCCATACGATAATTTGTACGACCTACTAGCTTAGAAAATTTACCATCAAGTTCATCACTAACGCTTCTTGTAAGTGGTTGATAAAATATCCCTGTGCTGTTATATCTACTATTAGCAGATGTAGATAAACCATTTACACAAGTCATAAATGCTTGAGAGGTATCTGAGTATTGTCCACCTGGGTGGTCAAAGCCCATCATTAAAGGTACAATAGTTTGGTCACTATCTACCTGGTTTAAATCTATGTTTGATGACATAGCAATTTCTGAATTGGTTCCTGATCGGTATTTATGAACATATCTAAATGCCCCATTACAATCACTTTTGCCTGAATTAGGTCCACCTGATGCTGCATCATTAAACCAATCTTTATTAGTTGACCAACTGCCATTTCCCGCAATATCTGTAGTTACCCTTAAAGACATCAGAGCAAATCTACTAAATCGTCTACTAGGACCTTTAGCATTTGCATGTAAAGGGCCTGTACTATAACCTAATACATAATCATTCTCATTATCGCTAAGTCCTCCATTAGGTGTTTTAACTTTTACCCCGTGGAAACTTGCGGTTCCAAAACTATGTTCCCAACTAGTAACAACTGAATTACGATGAGCATGAGCTGCCCCACCCCCCGCAATGAATCTACCCATACCATTTAAACTTATGAACCCTTTTTGTGTGCCAACTGTTTGCCCGCACATGTTCTCAATATACCAGCCAGCCGCCCTACCTGTACCGTATATGGTCAGCGGATCTGAAAGTTGATATTGATATTTAGTTTTGCGATCGAGCGTTATTATTTGACCCTGTGTCCAACTATTTGCGTCAGAATCATTTAAGTGACCTGAACCCGCAACCCTGAATGCTTCACTATAACCTTCCTGTCCTGTAACACTTGAAGGTCCTACAACCGCATGATCCCCGTATTGAATAAATTGTGAGGGGCAAGAATTTGAATTTTGATTAGTATGAGATACTCCAAATTGTTTTGCGTTAGCAGCTACAGAGGAGACTCCTAATTCATCGGCTGCTAATGAATATTTAATTACCGATCCATATTCCATTTTACGGTTATTTAAATCTACTGCAATCGCTAATTGAAAAAAGGAACCATCAGCATTAGGTTGAGTATTATCTCCTAGTTCTTTTGCTACATGATATTTTATTCCATCAGCCATTATTAGCCTCCTTGATTAGCAGCGTTACTTAAATCTATTTCCCTATTCTCAATAGCATCGTTCATACTATCTAATAAGAGGGCTTGCATTTCAGCCCCAAATTCTGTTACACTTCCTTGACCTATAAATACTTGTTCACCCGATATAACAACGGTAGGTGATATAGTGACTGCTAGATTTTCTGCCTTGATTGAACCCCCAAATTTTTGAGACCCTGTAGCTGAAGACCCGTCCTGTTCTTGGGCAAGTGGATCTTCCCCTCTTATTGCCGCTTCTGCTTCTGTAAATTTTTGTTCGGCTTTATTATAATCGTTTTGAGCTGCCATCTCCATTTTGTTTGCAGCATTATTTGCTATTGCCATACCCGCAATACCTGCTGCAAGCATTGCCCCTGCTGCAACAATGTTGCCTGATTGAGCTGCCTTTTTAGCTGCAAATAACATTATCTGTTTTCCAATTTCTCTAACCAAGTCAGCTGTAAATTTGGCTTGATCTAATTTATTTTTGGCATTCATCAAGACTTGATGTTCTGCTGCCAGCTTGTCCATCGTTTCTCTTTCAATCTTACCCGCTTTAACCTCTTTAGTTAAGCCAGCTTCATATTTCTGCTGTTGCATTTGATTCTTATGCTGTAGATTTTGCATCTTAGTAACAAAACCACTGAATTTAGTTGCCATATTTTGGAAGGCTGTTATTCTTTCTGCCATTGCTTCGGCTGCCTGATTTTCATCAAACAATTCTGCTTCTACAGTTTGTAATTCTTTTGTAGCGGTTATTTCTTGATTAATAGCATCTACTTTAGCTGCTGAGGCTTGAACTCTTAGTGCTTGCCTATCAATATCAGCTTTGACTATATGTTCAAATCCTTCCCCTCCAGCTTTCATCTTATCCAATAAGCCTTGTTCTGCACCTTGCATAGTTGTTAACATAGCTTTTCGATTTTCAAGAGTTTCCATTGTTTTCTCTTGGCCAAACCTAAATTGCTCTTGAGCATTAAATTGTTTTTGCATAAAATCAGCACTCAAACCCATTGTCTGATTCAAGATACTCATTACCCCGTCCATACTCATTGTGCCTTTAACTACATCCCTTATACCATAACTCGTAGCTAATAGTGTAGGATTCATTTCCTTTAATACTTGATTAAAGAATTTTGATTGGTCGTTATTAGTCCTTTGTAAACCAATTTGTTTTTGAAGGTTATTAATTTGAATCTCGTTAGTACCTATAAAGCCTTCTCTTCCTTCCATTCCATAAGCTTCTGCTGCTGCAATACTATTTAATTCAATAGATAAAAGCTTTAATGCATCCCTATATTGAATAGCAGAAAGCTTTAGGCGTTCTTCTTGCCTAAGCCCCTGTTGCATATTTACCAGAGTTTGCTCATACTTGTTATCTAATTTCTGTCTTGCTTCCCCTTGGACACCTAGCTCTTTACCCAATTCATTATATGCTTTAGCAGATTTTCCTATTAAATCCTGTTCAGTATCAATGTCCCCAATAGTGCCTTTAATAAGATTCCTTAAACGTTGTTTGTTATCCCCCGCTAACATTTCCCCGTTTGCTAATCCCGCTAATTCCTGTTCAACAAGTCCCAGCTTTTGTTTGTAATCTTTTTGTACTGCTGCAACCTTGTGAACATCATTTCCCGCTAAGGTTAATCCATTTCTATAATCTTCTTGTACCTTGTTTAGGTTTGCATAAGCATTAGTAACCTCAAAAACTGGATCTCTTCCAGACAAACCTGCTGCTTCTACCCCTTTAGGTCTACTTAAAGATAACCCATCTGCTCTTGGAGCTTTAATACCTCCACTGACACCCTCAGCAACATTCAGGAAACCAACTTTAGATTTATTCATCATAGCATCAATCTGTCTTACTCCCGCAGACCTCATCTCATCAATCTTTTTCTGTTCAAAAGCAATTTTCCTGTTATAATCTTCTCGAACTCTTTGAAAATCAGTTTGATCAGCCTTTGTGAGCTTTACTATATAAGCATCATTCAAATCAGATAGCTTATTATAATGGGATTCCATTATTTTTTCTTTTTCGGTATTTATCATATCTAGCAGCATTAGCTCCATTTCTTGCTGTTGTCTTTCTGCTCTTTGGATTTCAACTTGTGAGCTGGCTGCCATAACCATTTTGGTTTTTTCAAATTCTTTTATAGCTTTAAGGACATCTGCGTATTGAACTTTTAATTTATTAAGTTCCTCCATACCTTCTGCTTTAGTTGATTGTTCTATTATTTCTTGATATGAAGTATTAATGCCTGCTATTCGAGCATTGTGCCCTTCAATAACCCTTTCAATTTCTCTTTGTCCCGATTTTATTGCGGAAATCTTGTTATCATATCCTGTTTCAAGGGTTCGGATTTCTTGTTTAATCTGGCCTTGCTCATCTAATGTTCTTGCTTTTGCTAATTTCACAGTCTGAGCGTGAATTAGCTCTAATTGTTGTAAAGCCTCAGTTCTTGCAACGGTTACTTCTTTAACCTTATCCCCCAATCCTGCATATTTTTCACTAGCCTTAATAGTTTCATCCATTGATGTAGTTACAGATTTTAATGCATCTCTTTGCCCAGTAAGAGCGTCGGTAGCAGATATGATGTTTTTCTTGAGGACCTTCTGGTCAGTACTAAATCCTTTGAAGAATTTAATTGCCTGTTGTATAGCAAAGAAGATAGCCTGTATTACAATCATTTGGACACCCAAGCTTTTTATTGTTTTACCCAATGTTAAGGCTGCTTGTCCCATAATTTTAAGTGCACCCCCCGCTGCTATAATAGCAGTTCGTGTATTCCTAAGACTTAATCCCAACATAGTAACTTGAACTTTTGCAGCATGTACTTTTTTTCCAAAGAATCCCAGCTGGTTGCCAGTTGCCAACAATGTTCTTTTTGTATCCTCTAGGGCTATTTTACCCCTCATCTGTTCTATTCTAAAAGATTGAAAACGGGTAGTAGCTTTTCCTGTAGTTTTATCTACAAATGATAAAGACCTATCATGTATCCTATAAGTTTCAGTAGTGTTTTGAACTTGTTCTCTTAAAGCTAATTGACTTTTAGCATATAATGAAGTAGTGCTGTTTATTAATCTATATCCCACTATAAGCTTAGTAATTTGTATAGCCATATTCATAAAGCTTCCAAAAAGAAAATCAACCCCAGATTTTACGGCCCTAAAGGCATCCCCTGCTACTAAAAGTACTTCTTCTATTTTATCACCGGTAGCAATAAACTGGCCCATTGTTTTATCGGTCTCTATAAGAGCTTTTACTGTCACTGCTATTGATGCAGTTGCATTTGCAAAAGCCGTTACAAAACCTTTAGCTAAAGGTTGTAATAGCTTACCTATTTCTGCTCCTGCTTTTCGGGATGCATTACCTAGTAAAGTTAATTGACCTGACATTGTACTAAGGACTCTAGAAGAATCACCCGCAAACAATGCTCCTTCTTTCATTATCCCCGATAGTATAGCCTGCCTTTTTCCCGCCTCATCTAACTTACCACCTGTAGTACCAATGCTTTCAGCATACTCATTATACATAATTGATAAGTTCTTAGTAATACCAGCATTATCAACCATTATTGAATTTTGATTTTTAATACCTTGGGTAGCCCCTACAATGGCTTCACCTAAACCTAAAGTACCTTGTCGATTAAATGAAGCAGCATCGGTTAAACTATTCATCAGTTTGATAGCCTCGGGTAAACCAAATCCTGCTGATAATAAATTCTTTAAACCTGCTGCTGAATCTTGAACCGTTAATAATCCTTTATCTGCTAAATCTTCAGCAGCTTTCCTAGATTCTACTAAACCATTTCCCGTATTTGTAGCAACTGCCCCTAAACCTTTAAGTGAAGCTTCAAGCATATTAGATTCATTAAATGCCCTTCTGAATGCAGCAATTAATCCCCCGAATGCGAAAGTTAATACAAGAATTTGGTTTCTTAAAGCTCCCAATCTTTTTCTAAATACTGGAATATCAGATCTTTTTAACCTTTGCCTTAATTTATCTACTGCAAACTCATTCTTCTTAAGGGCTTGGGTAGTTTTATTCGTCTGCTTTTCTACTTTTTTCTGGTTGCCGGTAAACTTAGTATTTTCCTTAGCTGCTTTTTGATTAGCTTTACCTAGTCTTCTATATTCACCATTTAATATAGCCATTCTCCTTTTGAGTATAGCAGTTTGAGCCGTATTCTTTTTTAAGCTCCCATTAAATCTTATTAACCCAGGCATTGTTTTATTTAATTCGGTTTTTAATCGAACTAATTCTGAATTATGCTTAGCTTGGGCTGCTTTTTTACGCTTTAATTCGCTAATTTCCGCCTTGTTGAGTGCACGTTTCCTATTTTCTAAACTTTCAATCCTCTTCCCGACTATAGCATATTTGTCAAAAACTTTAATATACTTACCCAATGCTGCCCTAGTATCTTTCAAATTAAGCTTAGCAGCATCATGAGATACATTAAGTTTATCAACTGCTTGTGTTAAAGTCTTCATACCTAAAGCAGACTTCTTAGCACTTGAGCCTAGCTTATCGAACTTATCCATGCCGCCTAATGCGACATTGATTAACATCTCAAATCTTGATCCTTGTTTACCGCCCGGCATTATCTAGTACCTCTTGTAAGAATTGGGTTATTGTTTTCTGTATATATTTCTGCATAGGTGTATCTAATAATAAGAAATCTGTAGGAGGAACATCAACAATATGTGTCCCTTGTGTGTATTTTTGTATCTTTTTCCACTGATTACCATAATGGCTTGAATTGGATTTACCAAATTGAGTCATATCAGGATATTTTCTTTGACCATGTTTAGTTTTAGGACCCATGAATACATCTATTTCCCATGCGCTACCCATTAATTGGTCTATTGCGTATTTAACACCCTTAGAACCAATCCTTAAAACATTTACTTCCCTTTGCCCACCTGATTTATTCTTAGTAGGACTAGCCATTCTCCCAATACTATCTCTTAACCTACCCGTATCTTTTAAGGTATTGCCATTAGGATTTTTCCTAGCAAGCTTAGTATATTGGGAACGTTTAAAAGGAGCCCCTGATCCTCGGTATTTCTTTTTATTTAAACTACCGTCGTCAAACCGTTTTTGAATACGTTGGATTAAATTATTAGAACCACTAGTTAATTCATCAAATACAGGAGTTAACTCACCTAAATGTTTTTTAAGTGCATTGGTTTCCTGTACTAGCTTATCCATAAAGGAATCCTCGTTAGCAACGTTAACCCCACCGACTGTAAATGTAACTTTAGCTGACATTACCCTTGTCTCGGTGGTAGGTTCTCATTGATTGTAGCGCTCCTTAATGGAAGTGCATTACCAGTGTTCTGTTTTGATTTAGCTTTTCTATCCATTCGTTCGTATCTAATTCTATCGTATTGATTTCTTTCTGCTCTAATTGCAGAAAATACATCTAATAATTGTCTAGGCTGGTCCCATAAACCCCCCGCAAAAGGTAGTTGATGGTATTCCCTAGCTGCTTGTTCTGCCTCTAAAAGGAAGTGGAAATAAGGATCGTTTATCCCTTGAGGACAAGCTTCTTGTGGTGCACTAAAGTACATCCTTAAAGCTTCAAAAGGGGGCATGCTTGGAAAGTTTTCCTCAATCTTATTTAATTCTTCAAGGAGGTCTTCTAATGTTAACTGCTTACGTTCGTAACCCGTGGGTGTCTGATTCAAATTATCATCATCAAAAACTGGTACGTTAAACATATAACTTTCCTGTCCTGGCCATTTATCCAAGAAGCATGCCCTACCTTCGTAGGCTTTGGTTGCAATACAAGTACTGCAATCGTAACTTTTTAGTCTTTCTCTTTTTTCACTTCTCCAGAGACTGAAGTATGTGACGAGTTGGAGCTTTTTTTTTCTCCAGATTTTAAGACCGCTAAGTTATTTGATGCTTCCATGATCTCAACTAATAAATCAGCTGAAATATCTAAAGCCACTTTCTTTAGCATCTCTGGTTGCTCTACTACTGTATGCAACCCTTGTTTTTCTAAGTCTGGGAATTGGTCTGAGAAATAGAAATTCTCAATCTTAATAACCACATCTAGAAATTCCTGTAAATCAGCATTATCTAATTTGGTTACGTTTAGTTCCCTATAGCCTTTACGACCATCTCTTCCTGCAGCAGCATATCTGGACATAGTAACGTTGGCTTGATGCCCCGTCTTTGGTTTAATCCATATTACTGTCTGATTTTCTTTAACTGTTCTTTCCTCTTCAGGGATATAAGCAACAGCTTTCTTTGAAACACCTCTTATTGCCATGTTTCTACTCCTTTATCTTTTTAGCTTTGTCCTTAGTAGGATCTTGCTTTGGTTTATTGTAGCGGACATGATCCGGCACCTCAAAAAGAGGTACCGGAGTCATTGTCACGTTTTGTGAATGGTTAATCATCTTAAGAAGTGATTATCCTTTCAACTTTTGTATTGTCAACTGCAAAATACATTTCCATAGCTTCATGGAAGTCTGTTGTGACCCCCTGGAAGGTTACGTCAATCATTTGCTCATTGTCTCCAGACATTTCATAGTCAGTGATTCTAGCACAAACAACAAAAGAAGCATAGTTCTTAGTGTCGCTATCGCTACCATCATTTTTCATTCTACTTAATGCTGAAACTGGGGTTAACTTGTAATCATCGATAACATCAACATCTGCGCCTGATTGTCCCCAATACCATGCAATTAAAAATTCTTCTCCTGCGAGGAATTTATTAATCATATAGTTGGATCCAACATTAGCAGTACCGAAAGGCATTGAGAATGTTCCCTCAACTGTTAATCTACCGAGGATAGCACTAGATGCTTCATCGTCATTATAATAATTGAACATACAATTATTAGTAAATGTCATATTAACAGATGGTGTATTAACAACTCTCCAAGTAGCCGGTGTAACCTTAACACCTGGTGTTGCGACTTCATCTACAAAGTCTGGATCACTTGACTTGTTAATAGCATTTGTTCTTTTTAGTATTTGAGCGGTAGACCCAACAGTAGTACCGTAGACTCCATCATTAAGAAGTGAGCCTTCGACAATAGAAACTGTGTCTGCTGCAAATCCATTACCTGTACTAAATTCAGAACCTGATCCAGCAAAAGTAATTGAACCATTAGTTTCTCCAGTATCATCGAATGTTGCAGTACCTGTTGCAGTTGCAGTCCTATCAATATCTAAGACTGCAAATGTTGAGTCTTGGAATTTTAATGGGATGATGTTAGCAAATGAGTCTGCTGCTTCATTAGCAACGCCTGACATATCTGTTTGGCTCCATTTAGCTCCGTATACTGTAGGTTCTATAGTCAATAGCCCACCAGTTTCTGCTGAAACGGTTAGCGTGTGACAAATACCACCTTGAACACGAAGGTCAATAGCAGCTGCGTCCCCGTCCGGTTGTAAATGCCTTACAAATTGTGCAAAGTATTTTGTATCAGCTGATACGTATCTTGCGCATTTGTAAACCAATTGTCCGGCAGCTAGAGCAATTACGCCTTTACCAGTGCCTGTATTAGTAACTTTTGTAAATCCATATTGAAATAATAATTGTGCAAAAAGAGATGTGTTATAAGCGTCCCCGTTTTGAGGAAGGTTAAATTGAACAGCCTCTCCAGTTTGAACAATATTATACTCAGACTTACGTCTTGTAGCAATCCCAGTAGCTTGCTCTGTTTCGAGGTTACCACTAGGAGCTTTGTAGTTAGGGTGATCGTTTAATGGCATTGAAAATTTACCAGCAACAGTTCCTGTACCTTGGATACCAATTTCTGTTCCAGCATAAGAAGGTATTACCTTCAACATGTGGGCAGCCAAAGTGGTTCCAGTAGCGGTTTTATCAAACTGTACTGTGTAAACGTCTTGCCATACTGTACGAGTAGCCATATTGTTTACTCCTTTGAGTTTATATTATTATTGGTCTTCATTGGATCCTTATAATAATAGGTTATTTTTTCTTCTTTTTACTTTTTGGCTTTGGCTGATCTTCTTCGATCACCGTACCTTGTTCAAATTCTGGTTCCGGTTCTGGTTCCGGTTCTGGTGCTTTTTCTTCAACCTTTCGGTAAGGTCCTGAAAAGACCTTTAAAGCTTCAACATCAATTTCACCTTCTCCATTTGCCATTACTTCTACAACTTGTGCTGTTAGTTCTGGATCGGATCCGGGTATTATGCTGATTCCCATATCTTGTATTTTAATTCTAGCCATAATTTACTCCTATTAGCTTGTGGGTAATGATTCATAACTTGATGTATTAAACACAACCTGTGTTCCAAACAACAAATCACCACCTCCGGTTATTTGTCCATAATTGGTGCCTACGTAATCAACTTTATAGCAAGCCCCATTAAAATCGGGGTAAGACATAATGATTTGTCTGCATCTATTAGCTAGGTCTACATTGCGATCTAGCGACTTTTGCCTAGACTTAACCTTTGTTATAACGTTAATTCCTATAGCCCTGTCTACTGAATCTTGTCCAGCAAACTGGTGACTCCTTGCTTCTTGTTCTAATGAAACAAATACAACTGGGTAAA